CTCGCTAAAGCAAGCACAAGCAGTTGTGTCGCTAGTTCAGTGTTTGCCTGGCACTCGTCCAGAATTTTATCCACGTTTCCACAAAAATGATTTGCTAAGTCTGTTTTAATCTCTCTCACACCTTCCCCCTATACATAGCACAATCCAAACACACACTAAGAACGCTACTAGAAATATCCCACTACCCACCGCAAGATGAATTACAGAGAGTAATGAGTCTGATATGAAGGTGAGCATTAGAATGGGATTGGATCGTCTAGGTCGTCAGACATTGCTTCTTGCTTCAACTCGCGCTTAGTCTCTGGCGCACCTGTGTTACCTGAGTCATTTCGCCCTCCGATTAAATCCAACTCATTCACACGCACTGATATATCCGCATAGGTCTTACCCTCATGCTCTCGTTTATCTAGCCGTGGTGAGCCTTCTACAAGGACTGAGGCACCTTTGGTAAGGAACTTTGGCAAACCACCTTCAGCCCGTTTACCCCATAGCGAACACTTCACAAATTCAGTGTGCTTCTTGTCGCCATAACCATCATTGACAGCTACAGTGAATGAGCAAACAGTACTTTGTCCGGCTTGACGTACTTCAGCGTCTTTCGTGATATTTCCATTAAAAATATACTTGTTCATGCGGCCTCTTGTTTATGGGTTAATTTACTAATTCCGTCCTGCACTCGATCTACAAACGAGTTGAGTACAGGCTTAAAATTCTTTATCCACTCATCATCACGCTCTACGGTGATAAGTAGTGGTTCTAGGTCAGGGTGGTACGAAAGGAAGTCCCAGGTATCCACATCACAGACATACATCGAGCCTTGGAGTTGCGGTATGTACTGAGTTGGCACCTTGCCGGATAGCAGATACTTAACCTGTGTGTGCGCTAGTGGGCATTTAATCTCAAGGCCGCAGATTACATCCTCTGGCGCTTGCAGGATTAAACCGTCTGGACTACAGGAGACACGCTTTATGCTATCCAGATACACAAGCCCACACTCCTCAACATCGCAATCTCTAGCCATGCTGTACCAGCTACGAGCATCTTCTTCTATGATGTTTCCACGCTCCATAGCCTCAGACTTGAACGTATCTTCACGCTTTCCAGTGACCGCTTCAGCGATTAACTTATTGGCGTAGTTCTCAACTTTCGCGCCTGTTGCTGGCTTTCCTGTAGGTGTGAATATCTCACCAAAGCATGAAGCTGAAACAACACCTAACCGAGCTTGAAACCACTCATCCGAGCCTTGCTCAATATCCCACTCAATCACACTCATTTTTTAGCCTTTGCGGTTTGATTGATCTTTTTAATAACTTCACCGTAATTGCACTTAGCTATTTCACTAATAGAGTCCACTTTTGCCCATTGTAAGAACCGAGCCTTGTCAGATTTCGTTTCTTCCAGTAAGCCTTGGATAGTCGCTTGCTGTTCCTCTGTAACACCCTCAAACGGCAATCTAGCGTCTATATCCTCATCGGCTGTAGTCAGCCCTAGAGCGCCTATAAGCGTATATCTCTGAAGGTATGTGATAGTGCTACCAATCGCCTGTACGCCGTTCTTACTGCCGCTAGTGTCTGCTGCTGCGGTCATGGTGTTTCGTTCACTATGCCCGTTTATATGACTAATCACGCACGACACACTAATGCTGTCGCCTTCCTTCATTTCAAACCGATACGACAATCCACATTGCTGTAACTCGTCTTTGATCTGCTCTGCAATATCCGATAAAGGCGTGTACTTGTAGTTATGCCCCTGCTTGGTTTTCGTTAGCCGTGGAACAATCGCTTGGAACCGAGTAACAGCATCCAGATAGTCAGACTTAGCTTGCCTAGCCTCGTGCCGCTCCTGTAAATCCATCAGCTTTGAAAGCTGGTCAATGTCTGCACCTTTTTCAATTGCTAGTTGAATGAGTGATTGTGGTGTTGCCACACTTACCACATCCGCAGATTGCGGTTTTGCTTGTATTGCTTTATTCATTTCAACATCCCTCCCGTTGCATTTCTGCTGCTATATCGTGAGCATCCATTAGCTTTCTGCCCTCAATCTCAGCGCGTAGCTCTAACTCGTTATTAGTCATATTAAGGATTAGTATTTCCGCCTCCTGCAATCCCGTCGTTTCTTCTGGTGCGCAAGTAGATCTAGCTTTCTGTAGCGCATCTAATACTGAATCTGCTGATAACATAATGCTCATACCTGTGCCTCCAATTTGCTTGTGTCCAGGTTTTCGAACTCTGGATAATCTTTAACGACTCGCAGCATGTATCTCGCCTTTGCTTCTCTTACAGAATCAACCAATATGTCGGCTAGAGGCGGCCTATCAGGCCATATATCACTCCAAATAAAATCCAGAGCACCATTCGTTAATTCCTCAGATATTGCTTCTCGCATTAAATCGCGTAACTCGTTATTGTTCTTGCGCGTTCCGATTGCCATAAACACATCATCCCAAGTCGCATACTCGCAATCTTTAAGTGAGTCGGTGTACGCTAGTGTTTCAACTTCTACTCTGTCTGCCTTACCCATTACGCAACCTCCTTCAATAAGTCGCCCGTATCTCTAGCGCCCTCTGTGTGTTCATAAACTGCAATTAAATATCTGCCTAACGCCTTCTTTAATAGGCTGCAAACCACCAGTGGATTTTTTGAATTAATGGGCTGAAAGTCGTAAAGACACTCCCACAACATTTCCATCTGCTCATCCGTTAGTGATTCACCTATAGATTCGCTTAATAGTTCAGCAAGGTATTGCTTGGTTTGGCCTGCTACCACATTATTGTGAACGTCATCCCAATCCGCATCACGCGCATCTTCCTCGGCCTGTAGATGCTTCCTTAGTGCAATCTCGTTAGGGTCTTGCATTACGCCACACTCCGTATAAGTTCCTGACGGAAGCTGCACCCTTTATCTTCCATCGATGTAGAGTCTGCTATGCAGTCAACGCTAAACTCAGTGTTTCTTGGATCAACAAAGTAAAGAATCCTTGCTCTACCCATCTCGACCATATCCCTAAATACACATCCTGCCTTCTCTGATGCTGCCACCACTTGAGCAGGGTCGCCGTTCCATATACGGACATTCTTTAGAACTGTATTAGTTGCTTGCATATTCATCTCCTAAAAGTCTGAGGAGAGCAAAACAAATAACGCTATTAACAATGCTACTTTCATCCTGCCCTCCAAAATCGGTTATCGATCTGATAGGTGGATATTAGTGAAACACTAAGAGGATGTCAATAGCAAAATACTAAGATTTTATATAACAGAAATGTAGCAGTTAATGTCATATATGAAAAAGGATTGAAAACTAAGGCTTATCTAATATAATCGGTATAAGCAATATAATAATGTATATGTATATGTAGATGTAGATGTAGATGTGGATGTAGATGTGGATGTAAGGGAGTGTTTATGGATGTGATAGGTACCACCCTCATTGACAGTGTTGCACTGGCTATCTTGAAACTATATGCGACTGCTGGTGAAGCAGATCGTGAAATTATCCTTAAATTATTACTAGAGGTCGAGAACTTGCTGGATAGCTCTTAATAACTTCTTTCTACGTTCTTCGGGTATCGCCATAAGCCTACTAGCTAGGTCTGCGACTTGTTCATCCCCTGAAAAAGTTCCTCCCTGCCTAACGTCCATCCATCCTTTAGGCTTACCCAACTTTGATTCAATACCTCTAGCAACCCTGCTGCCAAAACTCCCGTGACCCGTTAATAACTGGTTAAGGTGATTCACATCATCTTTCCCCAGGCGTTTAGCTAACGCCATTCTGTCACCCAAACACTCTACCTCTAGTAGAAGTTTTAGGTTTTCGATTCTAATTTCCTTGATGTCCATTGGTGTAGTTTATATCGGTTTACTAATTTTCATGTATTAGCATTTTGCTATTGACACAATATTACTAAAACACTAATATTGCAGTATGAATGCTAAGGAATTTATGCAAGGCAATAAACCTTGCGATTGTGAACAGGTCGCTAAAGCGGCTGGAACAACAATGGGTAATTTCATACAGGTAGCCCTCTATGGTGGAGCTTGCAGTTACAAGTTAGCCAAGAAGTTAGAGGCCGCATCTGAGGGACGCATGACCGCAATTGAAATTTTAGACCAGAACTTAGCTGCATGAATATCTCCTG